GTCCAACGCCCAGACTGTTGCTCCCACGTCCAATGGACGGTCTATAAAATCAGGGCGGAAAAAATCGGTTGAGTTATCACCGGGTCAAGTTGCTTTTGCGAAAAAAATGAGAATACCACTCGAAAAATACGCACAAGAAGTAGCAAAACTAAACAAACGGAGTGAATAATCATGGGAAATGATCAAAATAGGAAGTCACGCGACTCAGGTACGCGGGAGCGCACAGAGCGCGTTCAAGAATGGCGTCCGGGTTCAGCTCTTGAAGCACCAGAGCCACCCATTGGTTTTAAACACCGCTGGATACGCGAATCTGTAATGGAATTCGACGATAAAACTAACGTACATAAAAAACGGCAAGAAGGTTGGGACCTCGTTCGCGCTGAGGAATACCAAGACTATTATGGCCCTGTTGTAGACGAAGGAAGAAACGCTGGCATCATTGGTGTTGGTGGTCTTGTTCTCGCAAGAATCCCCGTCGAAGTAGCAGAGCAGCGGAGTAAGCACTATCAAGGTGTATCACAAAATCAAATGGATGCAGTGGATCGTGATTGGATGCGTGAAAACAATCCAGCCATGCCTAAGCTAAATCCGCAACGTAAATCATCCGTTTCCTTTGGTCAAAAAGGACGCGGAAACTCTGAAGGAGAGTAAAGATGTCTAATCAAGACGCTGCTTTCGGCCTTCGCCCTGTCAAAACGAGCACTAGCTCGCAGCGACAAAATCGGTATCGTATCGCTTCTGGATATGCTACGAGTATTTTCCAAGGTGACTTAGTTTTAGTCGCCACTGATGGAACTATCACTCGTGCTCCAGCAGGGGGTACTGCTCTGATTTTAGGCGTATTTAACGGCTGTTCATATGTAGACCCAAATGGCAATATTGTTTATTCAAACTATTGGCCTGCAAGTGCAACTGGGACAGATATTTTCGCAAATGTCATTGATGACCCAAGTGCAACCTTTGAAATCCAAGCTGACGCTGCATTCCCTGTAACTGATTTGTTTGGCAATTTCGACATTGTTGATGCAACGGCAGGAAGTACCGTAAGTGGTAATTCTCGCACTGAGCTAGATGTCACAACGGGTGCGACGACTGCTGGTCTTCCACTTAAAGCAATCGACATTTCTCAAGACCCTGAGAACAGCGATGTAGCCACCGCGAACACTAATGTGATCGTAAAAATCAACAACCACCTGTTCAGTGCTGGCACTGTGGGTCTAGCATAAGGAGACTGAGTTATGGCTATTTCACGTTCACAACTCGTCAAAGAGCTAGAACCGGGTTTAAACGCTCTGTTCGGTATGGAGTATGATCGCTATGAAGGCGAACATGCTGAAATCTTTGACACAGAAACTTCAGACCGTGCGTTTGAAGAAGAGGTCATGCTCGTCGGATTTGGGAATGCTCCCACAAAATCCGAAGGGTCTGGCGTCGAATTCGACAATGCAAATGAAGCATACACTGCTCGTTATTCACACGAAACAGTCGCGCTTGCATTCGCTTTGACGGAAGAGGCTATCGAAGATAACCTGTATGACCGTCTTGGTGCTCGTTATACGAAGGCGCTTGCGCGTTCTATGGCACACACTAAGCAGGTTAAAGCGGCTTCAGTATTAAACAACGCGTTTAATGCTAACTTCGCTGGTGGTGACGGTGTTGAGCTTTGTTCAACAGCACACCCACTTGCAGGTGGCGGTACTTTCCGCAACGAACCATCAACAGCGGCTGATCTCAACGAAACTTCGTTGGAAAATGCGTTGATTGATATTTCGACCTTCGTAGATGAGCGTAACATGATTATTGCTCTGCGCGGCACAAAAATGATTATTCCACCACAACTGCAATTCGTTGCGGATCGTTTGTTGGAATCAACATTGCGTGTTGGCACTGCTGATAATGATGTAAACGCAATTCGCAACATGGGTATGCTTCCAGAGGGTTACACTGTGAACCACTTCTTGACAGACCCAGATGCGTTTTTCATCAAAACTGATGCTCCAAACGGTTTCAAACATTTTGAACGCTCACCTATGCGTACAAACATGGAAGCTGATTTTGACACAGGCAACATGCGCTTTAAAGCTCGTGAGCGTTATAGCTTCGGCTATTCTGACCC